TTTAAATATGAGTCATTATTAAAGACTGATACATCAAGTCGTTATGCAGCTTATCAAACAGCATTAGCAAGCGGATTTTTAACTGTAGATGAAGTAAGAGATTTAGAAAATTTAGATCCTATGGATTATGAGGAAAGTGAACAAGATGAGGAAATTGAAACTACCATAGATCAGGCAGAGGTAACTGAGTATGAATAAAGATAATGAAATAGAAAACAGACAATACCAAGTTGAGTTTGAGTTAAGACTTGCAGGTGGAGATGGTCGTACTATTTATGGCATGGCTGTGCCTTATAACAAAGAGCAGCGCATAAGTAGCACACTAACTGAGATATTTAGAAAAGGTGTTTTTGCGGATGTTATACGCGCACCTCACAGAGTAAAACTATTGCGTGGTCATGGTGAGAATAATGTTTTAGGTAGAGCCACTTTGTTAAAAGAGACAGAGGATGGTCTGTATGCAGAGTTTAGGATCTCAAAGACAAGAGAAGGTGATGAGGCTCTTGAGCTTGTAAAAGATGGCGCATTAGATCAGCTCTCTATCGGATTTATGCCTATTAAAAATCGTAAAAGGCCAGATGGAGTAATGGAAAGATTAAAGGCACATCTAGCTGAGGTATCACTTGTCACTTTTGGCGCTTATGGTGATATGGCTGCAGTTACAGGTGTTAGAGAAGGTCAACCATTATTAACCCCAAGACTAGATGAAGCTAGAAAAATTTTAAATGCCTTACAGCATAAAAAATAATCATCCTGATTGCGAAGGGTTCGCAGTAGTTAAAGACAGTAGCAATGAAGTTTTAGGCTGTCATAAAACACAAACACAAGCTGAGGATCAATTAACAGCTCTTAACATTGCAGAGTATGGCACTAGGGAATTGCCTGATAACTACAGACCAGCATCTAGTGATGATGTGCCTCAAGGTCGCAATTGTGGCAACTGTTATTTTTATGAGGCAGGCTATTGTGATCTGTGGGATGCCAATGTGCAAAGTGATTATTATTGCAACAGGTGGGCAGCTATGAACCAAGAAAGACAAGAAAGTTACAGCCCTACAGCTGCAATGAAAGCTGAGGCACAAAGAGGTTTAGATTGGCGCAAAGAGTTTGGCAGAGGTGGCACTGAGATAGGTATTGCTAGAGCTAGAGATATTGTTAATGGAAAAAACTTACCCTTAGAAACAGTCAACCGCATGGTTTCTTTTTTTGCACGCCATGAAGTTGACAAAGAGGCAGAGGGTTTTAGTCCAGGTGAGGATGGCTATCCTTCCAATGGCAGGATTGCTTGGGCTTTGTGGGGTGGTGATGCTGGTAGATCTTGGGCAAACAAAATTGCAGACCAAGAAAGAGATTATGATGAGGATGATGACAAACCTAGATACAACACAGCCTTGTCTATGTTACAAAATTTAAAAAAACAGATATAATTAAAGTAAGTCGTAGAACACCTGACCCTGCTTTGCAGCGTGTCACACCTTCTCACCAATCAAACTAATTTATAGGAGAAACATGTCTAATGCTTTTTTAGCTTCTCTGCGTGAGAAGCGTGAGTCAAAGACTGCTCTTATTCAATCCACTTTAGATCGTGCAGCTGAGGAAGCACGCGATCTATCAGAGGTAGAACTTGCCAATGTAGAGGCACTAAACCTTGAAATTAAAAAGTTGGATGAAAGAATTGAGCAGATGTCTGACATTGAAATCAGAAACCAAAAGGCAGCTGAGTTAGCTGCAAAGGTAGATGTAAATGTAGATAACAAAAAGGAAGTTCGCGCTGGTGGCTTTAGTGTTACAAAAGAGGAACTAACCTATTCAGAGAGATCAGATAATGATTTCTTAACTGATGCGCTTAAGGCACAATTTAAAACTGATGGTGATGCGCAAGAGCGTATTCAACGCCATCAAAGAGAAATGGCAATTGAGAAGCGTGCAGTTAGCACATCATCATTTGCAGGCCTAGTTGTTCCCCAGTATTTAGTCGATCTTTACGCCCCGTTAGCACGCCAGGGAAGACCCTTTGCAGATGCAGCACGCAAACACAATCTGCCTGCTCAAGGCATGTCGGTCGTAATATCAAAAATAAATACTGGTACTACAACAGCGTATCAAACATCTCAAAATACAGCTGCAGTATCACAGGATATGGCAGATACAACCCTTACTGTAAATGTAAATACAATTGCAGGACAACAATCAGTATCTAAGCAAGCATTACTACGCGGATACAACATTGAGGGAATTGTTTTAGGTGATTTAATTCGTGATTATCACACAAAACTAGATAACTCATTACTAAATGGATCAGGATCTAATGGTCAGCCATTAGGACTTGTGAATATGACAACTGGAATACTTATAACCTACACAGCTACAACTGGAACAGTTGCGGGTTTGTATCCGAAGGTCGCAGATGCGATACAGTCAATTCAAAGTAACATCTATACAAATCCAAATGCAATTTTGATGCACCCAAGGAGACTTGGTTTCTTGTTAGCAGCACTTGACAGTCAAAATCGCCCATTGGTTGTACCTACTGCTTACAATCCAGTTAATGCAATCGGCACAGGTAACGGCACACCTACTTATGGTAACTCAGGTTATTCAATGTTAGGTTTGCCAATTATTACTGATGCTAATATTGCAACCGATAAGGGTACATCAACAAATCAAGATACAATCTTTGTTGTAGATCTAAATGAGTGTCATCTATGGGAAGAGGCAGCAGCCCCTACTTATGTGACATTTGAAGAGCCTAACGGAAAGGTTGCAATCAATATTGTTTTGTTTGGTATGTCAGCCTTCACCGCAGATCGCTATGGAAAAGCTATTGCACAAATAAATGGCACTGGCTTGGCCTCACCTAGCTTCTAGAGTAAATAAGCTTCTAAGCCCTCTACCCTTCCAGAGGGCTTAGATCCTAACTATGATTGGTATTTAAGATATGGAGAGCTTAATGTCCCAGAGCAAAACAGATTTTGGATACCAATCATGGCTATAACAAATGGTTATGCAACACTTACACAAATTAAAAATTACTTGTCTATTTCAGACAGTACAGATAATGACCTATTAGAGGATTTAGTAGAGTCATCATCAAGATCTATAGATCGCATTGCCAATCGCAGATTTTATGCAGATGCTAATGCCTCAGCTAGAAAATACAGAGCATACTCAGATGTCTTTATTTACACAGATGATATCAGCTCTACATCAGGTTTAATTGTAAAAATTGATGAGGGTGGCAATGGCACTTACAGTAAAACATTGACTTTAAATACTGATTATATTTTAGATCCACTTACTGCCTCAGCTTTAGGCAGACCCTTTACACAATTGACAATGGTTTCTAATACTGAGAGCTGGCCAATATTCCCAGGCATTACACAAAATGGTTTGCGCCCTGGTGTTGAGGTTACAGCTAAATGGGGTTGGCCATCAGTGCCAGATGATATAACTGTAGCTTGTCTTATCCTTACAGCTGATTTATACAAGCGTAAAGATGCCCCAGGTGGGGTTTTAGGTCTTGGAGATCTAGGAGTAATACGCATGTCACCAGTTGGCAGAGATGTGACTAATATGGTTAGAGCCTATCAAAAGATTGCAATTGCATGAACCCAAGTACAGTCAGAGATAATCTCAAGACCGCTTTACAAAGTATTACAGGTTTGCGTGTTATGGATTATGTACCTGACTCTGCCAATATACCTACCAACAATGCTTTTGCAGTAGTAGGTCAATTGTCACTTAATTATGATTACACTTTAAGTAGAGGTTTTGACTTTGCCACCTGCAACATAATTGTAATGGTAGGTAGGATGAGTGAGAGAAGTGGACAAGAAAGATTAGATGGGCTACTTGCCTCATCTGGTTCAACCTCAATTAAAGCCGCAGTTGAGGCTGATAAAACACTAAGCGGTGCAGTGCAAACTTTAAGAGTTGTGTCTGCATCACCAGGCACAATAACATCCGCTAATATTGACTACCTGAGTTATCAATATTCAGTGGAACTAATAGGTTAGAAAGGAAAAAACTCATGGCAATATTCATGGGCAACAAGGTAGCGGTGGTTGTAGGAACTACAACTATCAGCGATCATGTTTCTACTGTAAGTTTAAATAGAGAAGTTGAGGCAGTTACTATCACCGCCATGAACGATACAGTTCAAAATATGGTGGGTGGAGTTGAGGTTTCAAGTGTATCTATGGAAATTTTCAATGATTTTGCAGCTGCATCAGTTAATAGTTTGTTTGAAGATGCAATTGGATCAAAGTTAGCAATTAGATTAGTACCAGTAACAGGTACAGTTACAGCTACAAATCCAAGTTACAGTATGTCATGTCTTGTGACTCAGTGGACACCGATCTCAGGTGCTACAGACTCAGCTATGACTGCTAGTATAACAATTCCTGTAACAGCTATAACTAAGGCAACTAGCTAATAATAAGAAAAGGTGGGACATGCACAAAATTGAAATAACAAAGAAAGACGGCAAGAAAGTTACTTACGATCTTACGCCATCTGCAAAAGTCGCTTTTGAAGCGGAGTTTAAAACAGGATGGCGTAAGCGGTTAGGTGAGCTACAAATGGAGTCAGATTTGTGGTGGTTTGCTTGGCGACTTGAAAAAGATCTAGGCAAAACAGAATTGCTTTATGGGGATGATTACATTAACCAGTATGTTGATGTGGATTTACTCTATGACTCAAAAAATGGTTAGACCGACATGGACAGATATGGGAATTGGCATCTGTGTCGGTGGCTACAGGAATATCTCCCAAGGATTTATTAGAGGTTGATCCTGCAGTTTATATGGCCATAAAAGCAATTTTGCAGGAAAGGGCAAAACAAACTAAAACAGTAAGGCGTAGATAATGATCAATGCAGATAGACGGCTCAAGTCGATCTATGTTGAAAATTTAGATGCTCTGTTAGCAAAATTAAAAGAAATAGACCCAGAGGCTCACAGAATTTTTAGGCGTGAATTGCGCAAACAAATTAAACCTGTAGAGCAGTTAGCAAAAAAGTTTGTACCAGCTGAGGTGTTTCCAGGATGGCGCGATACAAAGCCTTATTATCCTGCAGCTTGGGGATGGGCTAAAGACACAGTTCATAGAGGTAGGACTTATGGCAAAACAGGTGAGTCTAGGTGGCAATGGTCGCAAGAGCAAGCAAGATCAGGCATATCAATAAGTAATGCAAAAACAAAAGTACAAAGAATTAAAGGCACTACTTTTGGTGTAACAGCTTTAGCACTTATGAATAAGTCAGTACCAGGTATAATTTATGAATTAGCAGGATCAGGCAGTACTAGGTCTAAAGCAAAAACAAGGCGTGTTAGCCGTAACCCAGAGGCCAGTAATTTATTTATAAAAAGAGTAAATGAAACAAGCGGTACAATTGCCTCAGATGGTAAAGGAAAAAGGTTAATTTACAAGGCCACAGCTGAAAAAGGTGAGCAGGCTCTTGCTAATATTGCAGAGGTGTTAAAAAAATATCTAGGCAAAGAATTTAGAGGTTAATCATGGCTTTAAGTAGCAATGTAGTCATAAACTTTTTAACCAAGTTTGATAAAAAAGGTTTAGAAAAAGCTACAAAAGAGCTAAAAGGTTTTGATGCTTTTATTGCTAAAAGCAAGTTTGCAGGCAAAGCCGCACTTGTTACAGCTGGCATTGCAGGCGTTATTGCAATGGAAAGATTGGCTAGATCCTCAATAAGAGCTGCCCTTGAACAAGAAAAATTAGATAAATCTGTTGAACAATCATTAAGATCAATAAATGAATTAGGCTCAATTACAGCTTTAAACACTTTTATAAGTGATGTAGAAAAAGCTGCAAACATAACTAAAAATGAATTGACACCTGCAATAAATGGTTTAATTATTCAAACTGGTGATCTAACAAAAGCACAAGATTTATTTAATATTGCAGTTGATACAAGTGCAGGTGCAGGTTTAAATTTAGCTCAAGTTTCAGATGCGTTAGGTAAAGCTAGTAGAGGTAATTTTAAAGCTTTAGGCGCATTAGGTTTAGGTTTTGATGCACTGACAGCTAAAGAAATTGGTTTAGCAGAGATCACAGATTATTTAACTTTAAAATTTGGTGGCGCGGCAGTAAGAGCTACAGAGACTTTTGGTGGTCAATTAGATGCTTTAAAAATTAGTGCAGGTGCAGCGCAAACAGCTTTAGGTGAAGGATTTATTACAGCTTTTGAAATTATTGCAGATGGTGGGGATGCAGCTGATTTTTTTGGCACTAAATTAGAACAATTGGGATTAAATGGTGGTTATATTTTAATTGGCTTGGCAGATAAAGTTTCTAAAATTACAGATGCTTTTGATGTTTTAAGTTCAAAATTTGAAGGCACTGCGGCTGGCAATCTGTTAAAATTTTTATTTACTACAAAACAGATACCTGTTATTGGTGGATGGTTAGAGGGCTTTGAAAATCTAGCTAAAGAAGGCAAAAAAATTGCAGAGACTACAGGCAAAACTTTAGAGCAAACAGAGCAAGAGGCTGCAATAGCCAAAAAACTTGCAGCTTTGCAAGGTAAATTAGACAAGATAGCAGCTGGAACTTTAAACAAACAGAAAAAATTAACAGCTGAGAAAAAAGCACAAGAGGCTTTAGATAAGAAAAAGGCAGAGCTTGAGGCTATGTTTGATATGGATCGCATTAACTTACAAGCTGCCTTGAGCCGCAAGTTAAATGCTGAGGATGAAATAAGAGTTAAGATATTACAAAAATTAGCTGATGGTACAAAGAGTGCAGTAGATGAAGCGCAACGCTATGCAGATGTTTTAAAAGTAATTGAGGATGGACAGATTACTACTGCAGAGGTAGAAATGTTAGCGAAAAAATGGGGCATAACTACTGCGGGTGTTTTATTATATTTACAACAATTGTTTGCAGCTAATGAAGAATTACGCAAGATGTTGGCATTGTTAGATGAATTGTCTAAGAAAAAAATAAACGCACCATCTATATACGATCCAAGTTATTTTACTGATTTAGCCAAAACCTTAGTTGGTACACCCAATTATGCCGACATGACAGAAAAAGAAATTGCGGCTGAAAGATATAGGGAAAGTGGAGCAATTTATCGGGGCATACCGCTTATGGCTGAAGGTGGCGTTGTTACGCAACCTACTTTGGCAATGATTGGTGAAGCTGGTGCAGAGGCAGTTATCCCATTAGATCGCATGGGTAGCATGGGTACAAAGGTAGTTGTAAATGTACAAGGCTCTGTTATCTCTGAGGGTCAATTACAATCTGTAATTCAAGATGTTTTGTATAATTTAAACCGAACTGGGGCGGTCACTCAGCTCACAAACTTAGGTAGATAATGTCAGCTGCAGTTTTAAAAGTAGAGGTAGATTTTTCTCAGGGCGCAAGTTTTGACCCAGCTCTTGTGCTTGATGATCCTGGCACACCATTAGATGTTGCAGTTTTAGGTACTGTAGCGGCAGATGTTGTAGATATAACACCATTTGTAACTCAAGTATTTATTAGGCGTGCATTTAACAGATCATCTGACTCATTTACTGGTGGCAGTGCCAGAGTTGTTTTTGTTGATCAAACAGGTGAATTTAATCCTGCAAACACATCATCAGTTTTGTACGGCAAAATTAAACCTATGAGAAAGATTAGATTTACAGCTGAATTTAACAGTGTTAATTACAATCTAGGATCTTTTTATGTACAACAATGGGATTACAAAAGTCCTACAGGTTTTGACCCAGCCTATGTAACTTTAAATTGTGTGGATGGTTTTCAATTATTAAATCTGACTACAATAAATACTGTCTCTGGTGGCACAGCGGGACAGACAACTGCACAAAGAATTACAAGCTTATTGGATGCTGGACAGTGGCCAATTGGTATGAGAGATATTTCAACTACGGCAACTACATTGGTGCAGGCAGATACAGGGGCATCAAGATCTTTACTAGGTGCGCTGCAGGTGGTAGAGCAGACAGACCTTGGGGCTTTATACATTGATGAAAGGGGCTTTGTTAAATTCTTATCGCGCAATGACATTATTACTGCATCTGGTGGCGCATTGACTAAATTCTCAGATCAAGTGGGATCAGGTGACATCACTTACCAAGCTGCTCAATTTGATATATCAGATTATCAGCTCATCAATAAAGCTGAGGTTACCCCTACTGGGTTGACAACTCAGGTTGCATCTAATACTGACAGCATTGATGATTACTTCCAACATAGCAGAATTAGATCAGGCATTATGACTACAGAGGCAGATGCCCTAAACCAGGCTTTAATGATTGTAGCCTCACGCAAAGAGCAAGGGGTAGATCTACAATTAAACGCCTTGACTGTGGATGCTTATTCCTCAATTGATCCAGCTAGAGTAACTGCAGCTTTACAGTTAGATATATTCAACCCTATAGAGGTTACCCAAACTCTGCCTGCAGGCAATGTAGTAACTCAAAGCGTAATTGCGGGTGTCCAATATGAAATAACACCAAGTAGTTTTTTAGTGACTTTTACCTGTGCGCAACCCTTTGCCTCTGGATTTTTGCTAGACTCAGCCGTAGATGGAATTTTAGATCAAGACAGTTTGGCTTATTAGGGAGTGTAAATAATGGCAGGTGCAGGTTACAAATTATTTAACACTGGTGATGTTTTAACAGCCGCCCAGGTTAATACTTATTTAATGGAACAAACTGTAATGGTTTTTGCTGATGCTTCAGCGCGTACAACCGCATTAACAGGTGTTGTTGCAGAAGGTATGATTTCCTTTTTAAAAGACACTAACTCAACTGAGTATTATTCTGGAAGCGCATGGGTAGCAGTTGGTGGAAGTGTACCTGCATCTTTACAATATGCGGCTGGTAAAAATAAAATTATCAATGGTGATTTTGCAATAAATCAGAGAAATCTTTTTACTATAACTAACCCTTCTGGCTATGCAATGGCAGATAGATGGGTATTTAGTAATTCTATAAGCGGCACAAATGTTTGTACAATGCAATCATTTACTCCTGGTACTGCACCAGTAGCTGGTTATGAAGCGCAATATTTTGCAAGATTTGCTAACTCAGGCCAATCTTCTGCTTCGCAAGACTCTATCCTACTTCAAAAAATAGAAGATGTCCGTACTTTTGCCAATCAAACAGTAACTGTATCTTTTTGGGCTAAATGTGATGTTACTAGCAAAAAAATAGCGGTTGAAATGGTGCAAAACTTTGGTAGTGGTGGCTCTCCATCTTCAACAGTTAATACATATTTTGGCCAAGTAACGTTAACTACATCCTGGGCAAGATATACAGTTACTGGAACAGTACCTTCAATTGCTGGCAAAACTATTGGAACAACAGCTAATACTTCATCTTTGCAATTATTTTTATGGAACTCTGCTGGCTCAGATTACAATGCTAGAACTGGCTCTATTGGTATTCAAAATAATACTTTTGATATGTGGGGTATTCAAGTTGAAGAAGGCTCAACTGTTACAGATTTCCAAACTGCAACAGGAACTATTCAAGGTGAGTTAGCTGCTTGCCAAAGGTATTATTTTAAGCTTCCTGGTAGCAATAATATATTTTATGCTGGTTTTAATAATTCAACAACTGAGGCGTACAGTGCAATTCCGCTTCCAGTAACCATGAGAGTTAGACCAACTACAACAGTTACAAATGCTGCAAGTGGTTTAGCAGTAAGAATATCAGGTGGTACAAATGTTGCTTGTAATGGCACTACTTCGATTATAGGTAACACATTACAAAATCTATGGTTTTCTACCACAGTTGCAAGCGGATTAACCGCAGGACAAGGTAGCGCCTTAATAAACATTGGAAGTGCGGAAGCAATAGAAATGAGTGCTGAATTATGATTGCTTACAAAGAATATACAACAGATATGGGTCAATCATTTATTGAAAGAGATAATGGAAACGGCTCAATATCTTTTATTCCTATTGATGAAGCCAATTCAGATTATCAAGCATATCTAGCGGCACAATCCACCCCGATTGATACAGAGGATGAGTAACCAACTCTAATCTAATGGCAACAATAAGAGAACTTACTAGCCCTAATGGATGGCTGGCTAGTGAAGATCGTAAGGCATTAGGCATTGAAACTTTTACAGTGCCAGGTACAAAGATTAGGTTTGCATGTGCCAAAGCCGTTGCGCCAATCCTGGTAAGTTTTGCTAAAGATTTCCATGAGTTAGTTGAGCCTATTGATATTGGTCAATTAGATGACTGGGGCTACGCCTTCCGTATGACCAGAGGATCTGACAAAGTATTAAGCAATCACAGCTCTGGCACTGCCATTGATTTAAATGCAATTAAACATCCCTTGGGCAAGTCAAATACATTTAATCGTGATCAATCCAATACAATTAAGCTACTAATAACTAAATATGGCTTGTTTTGGGGTGGCAATTACAAAAAGCGTAAAGATGAAATGCATTTTGAAATAGCATTAACCCCTGAGCAGGTTAAAGACAAAATCAAAGAGTTAGGATTGAAATGAAATTAGATAAGAAGAGAAAAGAAATTTTGAAGTCATATCTAAGAAGCGTGGCTGCCGCATCTATAACAACTGCCTTAGCTTTAATTGCGGATTGGAATGCTGAATATGCAATTTTAGCAGGTGCATTAGTAGCACCTTTAGCACGCTATTTTGATCCACAGGATGACAAGTTTGGCATCAATAGCTAATGAGTGTGAACGATTGGGCAGCTTTAATAATTTCACTTTTAACTATTGTAGGTGCGTTAATTGCCACAGTTAGATGGCTAGTAAAGCATTATCTATCTGAGCTAAAAGATGACGGCAATGGCGGCCATAACCTAGAGGGCAGAGTAAGGCGCATAGAGCAAAAACTAGACACGCTCTATGACATCCTCATAAGTAAGCAATAGTTCCTTTACCCTACTCAGATGAGAAGCTGTGTAGTAGTACCTTCCAGGGGCAGGCCTTTAAATGCTTACAGATTGGCCAAGGCATTTAGAGATACAAATGCAGAGGCAGATTTATTTTTTGTCATAGACAATGATGATCCACTCTGGTCTGAGTATGTAAGATTTGAGGATGAATTTGAGTATAGGTGTATGCCTGCAGAAAATAAAACAGGTGGCTGTGCAAAGTCTCTTAATGATGTGGCTGTTATTTTGTTGGATATTACTAAGTTTCCTTTATATGATTATTTTATTTTCATGGGTGATGATCACCTTCCTAGAACCCAAGGCTGGGATAAAGCCCTTGTGGAAGCGATAGGTTTAGATCAAGGTATTGCCTATGGTGATGATCTGTTGCAAGGTGCAAATCTGCCAACAGCTTTTGCAATGAGTAGAAATCTTGTAGCAGAGTTACAAGGTATGACCTTTCCTGGTTGCGTACATTTATTTTTTGACAACTTTGTTAAGCAATTAGCCATAGACCTAGATTGTTTAAAATATTTACCTGATGTGATCATTGAGCATATACATCCAGCTGCAGGTAAAGCTGAGATGGATGCAGGTTATGAAAGAGTCAATCAGCCTAAATGGTATGAGCAGGATCTTTTGACATTACAAAAATATTTAATAAGTTCAGAGTATGCGGCAATTGTAAGAAAATATAAATGAACATTTTGATTACAGGCTCACATGGTTTTGTGGGTAAAGCTTTTAGGCGTGCGTTGCCCTACGCCAACTTGACTTTAGTAGATCTTAAAAATGGGACTGATTGCAGAAATTTTTTTAAGCTAGAAACAAAACAATATGATTTAGTAATACATCTTGCAGCTATCGTAGGTGGGCGTGTACAAATAGAGGGCAATCCTTTGAGCCTTGCAGTAGATCTTGCTATAGATGCTGAGTTTGCAAACTGGTGCATGGTAACTAGACAGCCTTATGTAGTTTATTTCAGCTCATCAGCTGCCTATCCTGTAGAGCTGCAAACCCTGTCAAAAAAACATAAGTTGAAAGAGAAAGATCTAAACTTTAAAAAGATAGGCGCGCCCGATTTAACCTATGGCTGGTCTAAGCTGACAGGTGAGACCCTAATGCACTATTTAAGAGAGACTGGCACTAAGGTCTTAATACTTAGACCTTTTAGCGGATATGGCACTGACCAAGATTTAACCTATCCTTTCCCTAGCATCATACAAAGAGCTATACTTAACTCAAATCCATTTGATATATGGGGCAGGGCTACGACTACTAGAGACTTTATACACATTGATGATGTCGTAGATGCAGTCATAACAATGGTCAAAAATGAGTGCAATCAAACTGTCAATCTTTGTACAGGTAGGCCGACCACTTTCCTTGAACTAGCTCAAATAGCTTTAAGGACATTAGGCGTGGACAAGATGCCTAAGTTTAACATCCTGACAGATAAGCCTGCAGGGGTGGCCTATAGGGTCGGTAACCCTGCCATGATGAGTGAGTATTACACGCCAAAAATAGATTTAGAGGAAGGTGTCCACAGGGCTATAGCAGGCATTGTGTGATTTACACTTATCCTATGGCAACTACACGCAAACGCAAAGTCAAAAAAAAGGTTGCGCCAAAACGCAAAACCACAAAAGACTCTGTACTTACTAAATTAGATTTTTGGGCTATTGCAGCCAATGAAGTTTATTTAGCTTGCAGAAAAGCTGGCATGAGTGAGGGCAACGCACTTGCATTTGCAATGGACAGATCAAGTTATCCTGATTGGATTGTGAACCCTACCGATCCTATTAAAAATCCTTTAGATGACTTTGATGAGGATGACGATTAAGCGCGACAAAACCGCTAATGCACGCTACTTAATTTGTAGTGATTTTCAAGTACCTTTTCAATTTGATGCGGCTATTGCTAACTTAAAAAAACTTGTTAAAACTTTTAAATTTGATTTAGTTTTAAATGTTGGGGATGAACTTGATTTAAATACTTTGTCAAAATTTTCTCAAGGTAAAGCTGAGTCATTTCAACAAACATTAAATGCTGACAGACAGTTGTGCCAAGATATTTTATTTGATTTAAAAACAGATGTAGTTTCAAGATCTAATCATGGTGATAGATTATTTAAATCATTGATGGCTGTACCTGGACTTATGGAGTTACCAGAGCTGCAGTATGAGCAGTTTATGGACTTTGATCGGATGGGCATCTATTTTGCGAAAAAGCCTTTTGAAATTCCTGGGACTGACTTTGTCCTCTGTCATGGGGATGAGGGAAACATATCGCGTGTCGGCGGTTCAACGGCCTTGGGGATCGCACGCAGGTGGGGCAAAAGCGTAATTTCAGGGCATACGCACAGGATGGGTTACCAATGCCACTCAGAGGCCTTTAATGGCCGATTACAGAGGGTTTTAGTGGGTGTTGAGGTAGGACATACCTGCAACCTACAATCCATGTCTTATTTGGCTAAATACGGCCATTATGCCAATTGGCAGGCTGGGGCAGTCGTAATGACAGTCAAGAGGGGTAATGTGAGCTTTGAAATGATCAGGTTTAACAATGATGGCAGCTTTACAGCTTTAGGCAAAGCCTTTGGGTAGTTGCATTTGTCAGTTAGATCTGGTTCAATTGCTTTTGTAAATGCAATTGACCTTGGAAGGGGTTAACATGAAAATAAGTAAGATCCAGTTTGAAGGTTTGACTGATGCACAAATGCAATGGGCTAGTGAGACAGATTGGTTAACTCAAAAAGATAGATTTGAGGACACAATTTGTTGGTCACATAAATACATTTATTGGGTAGAAAATTATGCCTCAGCTGTATTGGCAACATTGTTTTTACAACAAAATAAATATGATTACAGTATTTCTTATGACAATGCTATGGATCAATATTGTTTTACAACTGATTATGCAGGGTCTTGGGTGCGCGTATGATCATAGTTATTGAGAGTGTGTTACAAAGCAAGATAGATTTTAAATACACACAAGATACTGACAGCTATCTTGCAAGTACAACAAATGCGCTAGGCAGTTTTATGGCTGTTGGTAAAACACCAGATGATGCAGTGCGTAGATTAAAATCTAAATTGTTTGGTTTATTAGCTGAGTACATGAACAATCAAAAGGTGAACCATTGAACGCGTTAGCCTATGTTGAGAAAGGCTGGTTTGTTATGCCTTTAAAATCACAATCTAAAGAGCCATGTAAGTTTTTACGACATGGTTATCTTGATGCAAGTAACAATAAATCATTGGTTAAAAAATGGTTTAAAAATGATCCTAATCTAAACATTGGCTTGGCCATTGTGCAATCAAGTCTTGTAGTTTTAGATTTTGATAAGCGTAATGCCGTAAGCAAACAAGAGTGGCAAAACTATTTTCAGTGGTGCATGAAGTTAAATACACACACTGTCAAGACTGATGATGGTTACCACTTTTATTTTAAGGCTGATCCAAGCTTGCCATTTAAAGGTAAATTGATAGCTGGTATAGATATTAAACATAAAGGTTATGTTGTATTACCACCCTCAATACATCCTAATGGCAGTGTTTATGAAGTGATCAATGATGTAGATCCAATTGATTTACCAGATGGCTTAAGAAAGGCATTGACTTGGTAATTGTTAAGTACGACAAGATAAGTGGTGCGTATGTAGATGACACACGCAAACACTTTGTTAAAGCTTCTCTGATTAGAGATTACGCTCATAAATCTATGGGTGCTACTCAAGTCAGAGGTAGGCTCTCAGCTGCAATGGTTGAGGGTTATTGGTTAGACAAGTTCAAGGAAGCGGTGAAATATGAACTATGAGGCATACGGGTGGCTAGTTACCATAACATTGTTTGCGTTAGTCGGGTTAATGCTTTATGCAACCTGGTTTATTGCAATTGAAAATGGCTACGACAAAGGTTTTAAGAGTGGCTATAAACGCGGTCAAGCTGATGTTAAACAATCAGTATCTTGGAGACATCCATCATTGCGTGAAAGACAACTGAGTGCAGACAATGATTATTTAATGGACAAGGTTGTCAGCTTATGGGATAGGGAAAATAAGTAATGAAGCCTGATCTATCTCAATATGAGGATGCAGCCACTTTAAATAAGTGGTTTATAAACAATTACCCTATGGGCAGGATTGAACTGTCCATAGTGGAAATAAATCTTGACAAAGGCATTGTTATATTTAAAGGTAGTGTGTGGCGTGATAGTAATGATGCTGCACCTGCAGTAACTAACTTTGCAAAAGGTGAGCGTGATGAGTACCCAACGCACATGCGTAAATGGTATTTAGAGGACACCGCAACAAGCTGTATAGCTAGGTGTTTAATTTTGATTAAAGGCTCAAACAAGACTGCACCTAAAGAGTCAATGATCGCTGCAACTACATGGTCAGTAGAGCCAAAACCAGAGCTTGAGAGAAGCTTGTTAGAGGTTACCCCTGCGCCTGTAAAAACAGTTGAGGTTGACAATTTAACAGAGCTGCATTGTGCAGGTGGCTCACGCATGTTATACAAATCTGGCATATCTAAAACTACAAACAAAGAGTTTGCAGGCTATGTCTGTGTTTGTGGCAATAAATGTCAACCTGTGTGGGGATCACAAAGAGCTGATGGCACTTGGTTTTTTAAGGAGACTGTCAATGGGTAAATTAGAGATCATTGATGAGCATGGTGTTAAAGCCACCTTTACAGAGCAAGGCGTAATAGTAGATCTAGTGCCTAATGACCAGCTTTGCTTTAGCTGTGATGATGCAAGACTTTTAACCTTGGGTGATTGGTTAGTCTGTTACAGATGCGGATCTAAACAATGAGCTTTGACTATAAAACAGCTTTCCTTGAGGGTCACGCCTTTAACTGCTATGTAGCAGACCTTCTCAGGCATTTTGGAGTACCTGATGTTCAAGTGCCTGAGTTATGGGATGAGGAAAAGGCAGTCAATAGATTTGATAAAACAGTCAATGAAAAAGATGTTTTGGTTGGAGATCTTGTTTTAGAGATTAAAAGCCGTAATCTTAAATTTGAGTCTTTTGAGGATTTTCCTTATGACAAGATCTTAATTGACACTGTACATGGATATGACTCAAAAGCAATTAAACCCTTTGCTTATGTGATGGTCAGTCAAATAACAGGCAAGATGTTTGCCATAGCTGGGGCAACTAGGCCGAATTGGAGTACAGGTCAAATACATGACCCACAGAGAAATGTTGTCTATGAAGCTTACTTTGCGACTAAACGCAATTGCAGGCCATTTATAGATCTTGTGGATATTCTATTAGAGATGCAAAGTGACAGAGCCAGTCAGGTGTAGTTGTACAGGTAACTGGGTGATGCCAGGTAAAACTTGCACAGTATGTCTAAGGGTTGCAAAGGATAATATCTAATGTTAAGGTTCAATCGCTTTGTGGGGGGCTTACACTATAACTCAGTCAGACCAAGTGTAGTCATCTCTTACCTACTCAATGTTTTTAATTGGGGGGGTAGGGGGGGCTTTCCTAATAATCTAGTCACCCAAGTGACTATGTATTTAATAATAGTATTTAATGTATTTAATATAGATAAATCTTTTGCTAAAGAAAATATAAATGTTTATAAGCAGGAATACTTTAAACAATTAGATTACAACTTTGATCAATTTCATTGTTTAAATGACCTAGTTATAAAAGAAAGTAATTACAATCCTAAAGCTAAAAACGGCAGTCATTATGGGTTACCTCAAGGCAGATCAATCTATCTCAAGACAGCTACATATAAGCAACAAATAACATGGCACATCAAATACCTTAAACACAGGTATGGTACTGATACATTAGGTACTGCAAACGCATGTGGCGCATGGGCGCACTGGCTAAAGAAGGGTTGGCATTGAAAGATACAGATAGAGTTACAATAGGCATTTGCTCACCTGGTTATGTAGTAACAGACTTTCTGACAAGTTTATTAGATGTAGCAAGATCACAAAAGCAATTAGGTCAATTCATATCATTGCAAGGATCAGGTGTTATAAGCCGCTTACGCAATCAAGTGGTCTCAACCTTCTTAGATAAAACTAAGGATGAGTGGCTATTGCAAATAGATACAGATCAGCGATTTACTGTTGAGGCATTTAAAAAGTTATTGGCTGCAGCTGATGAGAAAGAAAGACCTATTGTGTCAGCGGTGGTACATGGTGGTTGGGAAGTAGGAGAGCCTTACCTTGAGCCTGTGCCATGTATATTTAAATTAGGTACAGACAACGGCCTGTTTGCAATACATGAGTACCCAGAGGACTCTATAATTGAAATTGATGCAGCTGGGACAGGTGCAATCCTGGTACATAGATCCGTCTTTGAGAGGTTTCGTAAGGAAGCTGATCAAACCCACCAAGGAGACAAGTGGGGCTATTACCAGGATATGCCATTGCACAATGAGTGGATAGGTGAGGATCTACTCTGGTGTATCAGAGCTAGGAGTTTTGGATATAAACTATATGCTCACACTGGTGTACAAATGGAACATCAGCGTAAGATGTGGATAGGTGCTAAACAGCACAAAGACTTTGCACGCTTTAGGCGTACAAGATTACAAAGTGAGGAACAGATACATGGCGATAATAACAAGTCAAGTAACAGTAACTACAACAAGTCAATCAATAATCAGCGTGGATAATGTACAAAGAGATGTACTGTTACATGCTAAACATGCAGTGTACATTGGCAATAGTGGTG